TCATAATTCACTAAAGATTGATAGCTTAAATTTTTTAACATTCCTAATAAATTAAATTCCTCAGATGTAAATTTATTAACATAATTTATTTCTTTAAATATTTCTTTAATTTTTGTTATGTCTAAGTCCAAACTATGTTTTAACACTCCATACAACAATAAACAATCATCTAAGCATAATCTAATCTCTTCTTTTGCAAAATAGTATTCTTTCTTATAATACAAATCTTTAGTATACGGATTTTGTGCTTCAGCAGATCCTCTTAGAGTTAGCTTAAATTTTGTACCTTCAATTGTTTGATATTCTAAAATATTCGTTATGAAATTTTCGAATCTTAGATCCTGTGTACTATTTATCATACATATGTTTCTTTTTGCATTATTCATCAATAAATCTTTAAAAATGCTATTCATAATTAAATAATCAGTCGATTGATTCAATTTAATATTATACATTTTTTCAAGTGCCTGTTTGTCTTTTTCTAATGATGTTAATCCTATGTAATCACGTCCATCTTTAATAAAATCATCATAATTGAAAATATATTGGAATAAACTTGTTATTGAGTTACTAATAGTAAACCATTTAGGCTTAACTGGCATCATTGCTGCAGTGAGTTCCTTTGATGATATGCCATCATAATCTAAGTTTGAGGTTGACAACATATTGTATAATAATTCAGTTGTTGGATCACTAGAAATTGTTAGTCTATGAAAAATCAATTCATGTTCTTTTTTAATTTTAGCTGGCTTTTTTATTAATGCATGAATAAAATCTTGATAATTATTTATTGTCAGTGTATCCTGTTTTTTGAAGTCAAGCGTTGGAATGTCTTTCAATATACATTTGTTCTTTGTCAATCTTGAAAGTCGAAGTGTAAGTTGAGCTCTACTTATTCTACTATAAGCAATAGAAAAAGTTTTTTTATAATATTGTGATTCTAACCATATTCTTTTATATTCATTTGCTTTTGGTTTCATAAATGAATAGCTACGATGATTTTCAGAGAATTCCTTTGCTTCTTCAAATGTTGTAGTTATATTTTGTCTTATATTTTTTATGAGTTTTCCTTCTGTATCATAAGTGTAACTAGGTGAATAAAATGTAAAGCTCATTAAAGGGTCAACATCTTCGATATAATCTGAAGAAGTTATTTTTTCTATTTGTAAATTTAGCAAATGTTTCAAAGTATTTTTTGTTTCAATTGAAATAGAATCATCTCCATAAATCAATCTGAAATTATTTGGATTTCCTTTAACATTCAAATTTATAAGTGGTAGAGTGTCTGGAATCCCAAATATTTCAACAGGCTGATTAAGTAACAAACTATAATCTTGCTTATTATTTGTCATTCCTTTCATCAAAGAATATGATCTCAATACATTTGCTTGGTGAATTCTCAACATTACATATGAGGATGTATGATCAACACCTATCCTGACTGCTTCAGCACATCTTGATAGTGCAAAATCCATATCATCTTTGTATCCTGTACATGAAGTATTCATTCCAACTTCTTTTGTTTTCTTTATTTGAGGGTAAGTCATTTGACCATTGAAAGATATCAATGAAATAAATTCAGTTAGCAATCTTTGTGTATTTGTTTTCTTTATGCTATCATTAAATCCATGAAATTTCATCATTATTCTATGGAGTATTCGAAATTCT